CCTAAAAGAAAAAAGTGGTGGTAAAGTCACTAAAATGGGTATGGGCGGCAAGTGTCGTGGCATGGGCGCAGCAAGTCGTGGTGGTGCGTTTACTAGAAACGGATAAATAGATGAATTACACTGAATTAGTACAGTCGATACAAGATTTCACTGAGAACAACGAAACAACTTTTGTTGCAGAGATACCTACGTTTGTTAGGCAAACAGAAGAATTAGTGCATCGGACTGTAATGATTCCAGAACTCAGGAAAAATGCTACTGCAAATGTAACTGCTTCAAATCCATATATAGCAAGACCTAATGATTTTCTTGCTCCCTTCTCTTTTGCCGTAGTTGATTCTAGTAACAACTACAATTTTTTAATTGAAAAAGACGTTAATTTTATGCGTGAAGCGTATCCAAACCAGACAACTACGGGTATTCCAAAGTATTATTCAGAGTTTGATGGGGATTTTACCTCTACTAACTCTCCAGGTAACTTTATTGTAGCACCTACACCTGACGCTAACTATTTGGTTCAATTACATTATTACTATGATCCACCATCCATTGTTACAGCAAGCACGTCTTGGTTAGGTGACAACGCAGAGCAAGTATTGCTGTACGGAAGCTTAATAAATGCGTATGTATTTATGAAAGGTGAGCAGGATGTACTTGTGATGTACAAAGAGAAATTCGATGAAGCTATGCAAAGACTTGCGGTATTAGGAGATGGCAGGTTGAAAAGAGATAGCTATCGTGATGGTGAGCCAAGGATGGAATTGTAATGTTTAAGATAGATGTAAGCGTTCCTAAAGATGAATCTTTAGTTCAAGTAAATACAACTGATAACAGGGGTTTAACTCCTGATGAATTATCCGAACAGTGTGTGCAAAAGATTATAGCTGTATCGGATTCAGCGCATCCAGTAATAAGGGATCAGGCTAATGCCTTCTCTAAGCATCTGGAGAAATTGGTGGCTTACTATATGAGACAAGCTATTCACAGTGACCGTACAACTGTGTATAATGCTGTCAAAGATGCAGGTCATCCTGAACTAGCCGAGCTTATAAGGAGATTGTAAAATGGCATTTAGCGGCAACTTTATGTGCACATCATTCAAGAAAGAATTGATGACTGCAACACACAACTTTACCAACTCAAGTGGTAATACTTTTAAACTAGCTTTGTATGATAACAACGCTTCTTTCAACGCAGCGACTACAGCGTATACTACTTCTAACGAGGTAGGAAACTCTGGCACATATTCTGCGGGTGGCGGCACTCTTACAAACGTAACACCAACAACATCAGGAACTACAGCGTTGACTGACTTTGCAGACATTACGTTTACATCTGCAACGATCACGGCTCGTGGTGCACTGATTTACAATGACTCTGCTTCTAACGATGCAAGTGTTGTTGTTCTTGATTTTGGCTCTAACAAGTCATCAACTTCTGGGGACTTTCAGATTGTGTTCCCAACACCTGACGCAAGTAACGCAATCATTCGTATTGCTTAACAACTAAGTTTGGAGTGCCGCTATGGTAAAACTGGTCAATCGTGCCAAGATGACAACCGCCACTACGGGTACTGGCACAATCACTTTGGGTTCAGCGGTTGACGGTTTCCAAACTTTTGCCGCAGCAGGAGTATCAAACGGAGACACCGTAAGATATTGTATAGAAGACGGCACAAGTAGTTTTGAGCTTGGTTCAGGTGTATATACTGCTTCAGGGACGACTCTCACTAGGGTTGTCTCTGAAAGTAGCAACAGTGGTAATGCGATAAATTTATCTGGCGATGCTATTGTGTTTATCACAGCGATAGCTGCGGACATACAACCTACAACTTTTACTACTACTGTTTTTACTGCAACAGCAAATCAAACAACCTTTTCGGTGTCATATACCGTAAATTTTGTAGAAGTATTTTTAAATGGATCTAAACTTTCGGCAGCAGATTTTACCGCTACCAATGGAACATCGATAGTTCTTGCTTCTGGCGCAACGGTTGGTGACACCCTTGATGTTGTTGCATATGGAACGCAAACCATAGCGAATGTTTATACACAAACTCAATCAGACGCTCGATACCTACAGCTTACAGGCGGAACGCTGACAGGAGATCTTACTGGTACGACAAGCACATTCAGCGGTGATGTAACGATTGCCGATAAGATTGTTCACAGTGGAGATACAAACACAGCGATACGTTTTCCTGCGGTTGATACGGTTACTATAGAAACAGATGGTTCTGAGCGTTTGAGAGTAAATAGTAGTGGAAATATTTTAATTCCAGATAATGGTAAAGTTATCTTTGGTGCAGGGTCTGATCTTAATATTTACCATGACACTAATCATAGCATATTAGAAGAAACTGGAACAGGGGCATTAAAATTAAAAGGCGATGACATTAGGCTAGAAAACTCTTCTGGTCAAAACATTATAAAAGCAGTTAGTGGTTCAGCAGAGCTATATGAAGCAGGTAATAAGAAGTTAGAAACATCAGCTACAGGGGTAACTGTTACTGGCACAGTAGCTGCAACGGCTTTTACAGGAGATGGCTCTGGGCTTACTGGTGTTGGCTTTACAACAAACGTAATAACAAGCAACACCACAGCAGTAAAAGATAATCATTATTATCTTAACGGTTCAGCGATTAGTCTTAGTTTACCTGCTTCTCCAAGTGTAGGTGATGAGGTTAGGCTGTCAGAGGTAGCAGGTAACACAAATTGTGTTATAGGTCGTAATGGCAGCAATATAATGGGCAGTGCGAGTAATCTTACTATAGATACAGCATACCTTGTTATATCATTAAGATACGTAAACTCAACAATTGGTTGGGCATTTTCATAGAGGATAAATAAAATGGGTACAACAAGTTCTTTTTTCGGTGGTGGCGGTGGAAGTCCTCTTCCAGAACCAGAATGGCTATTTCAAAAATCAAGCTACACCTACACTTTTCCATATGACGGTGTAGTTCGTGTTCATGTTATAGGCGCAGGTGGTTCTGGTGCAGTGCAATACCAATCTTATCAATGTACTGGTGGCGGTGCAGGTGGTTATTCTCGTAAACAATTTACTGTTACGTCTTCTACAACTGCAACTGTGACAACAGGTGTAGGCGGTAAAGGAGTTGGCAACGGATCAGCAAATGCAAATGGAGTTGCAGGAACTAATAGCACGTTTGTTTTAAGCTCTACTACACTTACTGCAAACGGTGGTTCAGCAGGACTTCAATATCCTGGCGCAAATGCAAGGGCAGCAGGTGGCGCTGCATCAGGTGGCGATATAAATTATACAGGTGGAAGTAGTGGATCAACTAATTTTCAATATAATAATCAATATAATAGAGCTACTGGTGGAGGCGGTGTAAATTTTTTTAATTTAGATGTTAACGGAGGAGACGCTAAAAACGGCTCTCAAACCATTGCCACTGGTGGTGGCGGTGTAGGTGGCAAAGGTGGCGAAAGTAATAACAATACTGAATTTTCTGCTACTGGCGGTGGCGGTTCAGCAGGGCCAGCAGAAGATATTGCAAACGATGGTAATGTTCAAGGTCGATGTTCAGCAGGAGGTCAAGGTGGGTCACGATTATTTTTATTTAACGGTGCTTTTTTAGATGGGGTTGGTGGTCGAGGTTTAATGTCTCATGTTACTAGTGGTGCAGGAAGGATTTCTTCACCTACCGAGAATATTGGCATAGGTGCAGGAAGTGGCGGTCTTATAGCAATAAATGATTATACTAATGAAGGTGCGGAAGGTTTTACACCAATGGCAGGTTTATTTGGTGGCGGTGGCGCACTTGCTAGTGAGGGTCCAGGTGGTATGGGTGGTTCTGCTAGCCTTGGTGGTGGCGGTGGTGGCGCTGTTACAAAAGTATCCTCTTCTTCTAGTCTTAGGCGTATGTCTGGGGCAGGTGGCGATGGTGTTGTAATTATAGAATACATTGAAAGAAGTTAGTAATAACCAATGAACAACATCACCCTCACAGTAGAACAGATAGAGACAATGCTAGACAACGCAGCTAGGCGTGGTGCTAAAGAGGCACTGCGTTCTATTGGATTACTTGATGATGACGCACAAAAAGATATTATAGAAATGAGAAGTTTGCTAGAGGCATGGCGTGACACACGTAAATCATTCTGGTCAACTGTAGTTAAATTAACCACTGTCGCACTGCTGACGTTTATTGCAGGTGCAGTGTGGATGACAATGGGTAAATAAGGAATTAAGGTATGAACATTACTGAAAATACAGATGGCACAGCCACAATAACATTTGACAACGGTCAATCATACGATGTTGATAGCTTAGAAAATGCTATTGAACAAACACAGGAGTTTGGTGGTGGTCAAGATTTTACAGTAACTACCTTAGATAACAACACTCAAACTATGGCTAGCAACCAAGGTGCATCAAGTGGAAACTCTGGCTATACAGCTATGCCAGGAACTGCAGCAGAAGCTAGCTCTTATGCACAAGGTACTGCTACAAATGTAACTACAGCAGGTGTACAAGCACTTGCAGATTTAACATTTTTATCTCAGAATACAGGTGTTGCAAGTGCTACATTAAATGCGGCATATGAAGCATTAGGAATTGATTCTAGTAATTCTATGGCTTTTACAGAAGCTTATAAAATATTAGAAGACTATGGTTACAATCCAGGAAGTAATGAAAATTTTTACGGTAACAACTCTGCTCAAGATGTATCTGCTCAAATACTTTATGATCGTTGGCAAAATGCACCTACTGATGAAGAGCTTATAGCAGCAGGTCTTGACCCTGATGACTATGTAATTGTAAATAATAACGTTGCAAACCAGACATACTTACAAGAACAGCTAGAATCTATGGGTGGTGTTAGTAATGTGCAAACAAATGCAAGTTTTCAGAATCTTAATGAAGGTCAAACTATTGAACAAAATCGTATAGATTTTGATAATCAAGTAGGTAACTCTTCTTACTGGGGTCAATTTGATTCCCCATCTGGAGCAGCTCTTGACATGCTTGAGTGGGATTTATTACTAAAAAAGAAATTAGAAGAAGGTGATGATACAACTGGTGCAGCTACTGGTACTCCTGGATCGGGAACTGGTGTAGCAGGTGCAGGAGGGGTGTCTGGTAATTTTACAAACGAGGCTAATACTCTTACAGCACTAGAGAGAGCTAATATGCCTGGGGCTGATGGTAGTTTTAATACTAACAATGCTTTAGTTACACCTGGACCAAGTGGTACTTATACAGTTCCTGCACAAACATTTGGGGCAAATGTAGCTAATCAGGTAAATGCTTTATCAGAAAGAGAAGAAGAAACGGCTGCACTCTATCAACCTCAAACTATTGCAGAAAAACAAGCTGCAGGTCAAGATGTATCTGCTTATCAGATAACCCAAAAGCTATATCGTAACCCAAATACAGGTGCTCAATTATATA